TGTTTGCAATGCCATTCATTGGGGGTGCGATAGCGATAGTTTGTTTGTTCGCATATCTCTACACCAAGCCAATGGCGGTGATTAGATTAATTAATAAGTGGTTGGGGGTGGCTAAGTGAGCAAGCAAGTAAATATGAATTTGGAAGCTATGCATAGTTTTACAGAGGCTGTCCTGGCGTGCGATGCATATGCGAGTCAGGCGATCAGGGCGTTAGTGGTTAGTGGTCATGCTGAATCACCTATTTGCGAACAGTTGTGCTCGATACAAGAAAGTATCGAGCAGCTAACAGAAAGTTTAAATCCAGCCGTTTTCCTCAAGGATGATTCGACGATTGATGGAACCAGAACTGGAGTGGCAACTAATGTGCGGGGTTAGTTCGTTGTTTTTAAGCACGTACGTGATGTCGTGGACTAAAAGTTCCTTAGCTCCCTGTAAGTACCCGGCATCTTGCCCCAAGGTTATTGTCTCCCCTATGCGAGGTACTGGAGCGTCAGGGACTTCAATTGCGTCAGTCATCGCAAAGTTCTTGGTGAATATTTGTATTACCACAGTTTTTTCCTTTTTGAGTGGGTTTTTAGTTTTGCAGCCGAAGGATACCACTCAAGAAGGGAAAATTAATAGAATGGTTGGCCGGATAGGCGCAGCTTGTTTGACAGCTACACCAGCTTTATACGATACTGGGGGTGCAACTGCAAAATCAGTTGTCGGGATTGCAACCCCGAAACTTCAAGGCGACCCAAAGACGCCTAATTTTCTATGCGTCTTTTTTTATGGTCGTGTTCCGTCTGTTATGGTCGGGAGTACGGGCCAGCTTCGGCTGGACCGTTTCCTTGGAGCGGTTGTTGCAACCTGTGCTTCCGGCCACCCTAATGAGATTGCAACCTCCTTTTTGTGGCTTACACCACTATCCAAGGAGCGAGCCATCATGCCGCAAACAATTTCCCCTAGACCAGTTGCGTCTAATTCTATCTCATGTCAAATACAAACCCATATAGGTGACCTTCTAGCTCTATCTGAGGCCATTGCATACCTTGATCCAAGAGAGACGCCTGACGGCACTATATCGTCTTTAGCATTCATCCAGCTCAACAAACTAGAAACCCTTGAGAATTTAATTAATGACTTGGGGGTGGCCGTGTGAGCGCTATTCAAGAAAACCCACGCAAAAAAAAGCCCGCTACGTCTGGCAGGACTACGGGCTTTTTTAAAACAAACTTCCAACAAGAGGAATTATAACATGGCTGGAGACTGGATCAAGTTCGAGCTAGCAACACTCGACAAAGCAGAGATTTGGGAAATTGCCGACCGCCTCCAATTAGATACGGATTCGGTAATCGGTAAGTTAATTAAAATATGGGCCTGGTTTGATCAGCACACTGAAGATGGTAGCGCCAGCATTGTCACAAAAAAGCTTCTCGACTCTAAGACAAATGTCACAAACTTTTGTGACATTCTTGTGACCGTTGGTTGGATGGAGTGTGACGAGAATACGATAAGCATTCCAAAGTTCAGTAGACACAATGGAGAGTCCGCTAAAAAAAGAGCTGAAGCAAATCGAAGAAAAGCAGAAAGCAGGAAAAAAGTTGTAGATCTGCAAAATATTGATGGAAAAGAAATCGATTCACAAGAAAGTCACATCGATGTCACAAAAAGTTGTGACATCGATGTGACGAAAATAGAGACCAGAGAAGAGAAGAGAAGAGAAGAGAAGAATAAAGATATAAATATATACAAAGGGATCAGTTTTTCTGAATTTGTGGATCACATCGACGTGGAGACCATGAAGGGTTTTGTTGATCACCGGGCGGGAATTAAAAACAAACCAAAAATGACCCAAAGAGCTTTCGACTTGAATATGAAATCCGCACTCAAGGCCCGAAGCATTGGAATGACCGCTGAGACTGCCATAGATACATCTGTTGCAAAGGGTTGGATTGGAATCACTGTTGAATACCTGGCAAATCTAACCGGGCAGAATGTAAATCCTGTGGCGGTAGTTCAAAGAGCCGCACCGGTATACGAAAAAAAAGAACGAGCCCCAATGCCTGACCACTTGAGAAATAAATCATGAGTGATTGCGTCGAAGCGGAACAGGCGTTGATTGGCGGGCTGTTGATCGATAGCTCCGTTATCACAGAGGTTGACGTTGAACCCTCTGATTTTGGGAACGCTAACTACGCTGCTATTTTTGAAGCCATCAAGGGAATTCAATCCGAAGGCGAGGTTGCAGATGTATTCACTGTTGCTGATCGGCTTAATCGTGGATCAGAACAAAACTGGTTACCGTCACTTGCGGCGATCCAGAAAAACACAATCTCTACTCGAAATATCGGAACCTATTCAAAACACATCAAGCGTTTTGCTGTAGAGCGCAAAGCAACGCTAATTGCTCAAGACCTTCTGGAGGCTTTGAGGCATGACGGCCTAAGCGCTGTGGATGCGGCAATCTCCCAATTGATGGCTTTGGAATCCACACCAAGAAAGAGCACGCACACGCTCAAAGAAAGCTTGAGAGCAGCCATGGATCACATTGAAAAAATACAAGGCATGGACGGCTTGTCCGGTGTGCGTACTGGCTTGACCGAATTGGATGACTTGATGGGAGGGTTTCATGACAGCGATTTATGCATCATCGGTGCTCGTCCAGCAATGGGAAAAACTGGCTTACTGATAAATCTAGCCTTGAACAGCAATATCCCTTGCGGAATATTTTCTACTGAGCAGGCTCACGATCAGATTGCTCTACGAAGTATTTCCATGACGGGTAGCGTGAACTCTCAAAACCTAAGGACTGCAAAGTTAAATGATAATGACTGGGCGGGGATAACAGCCGCTCTCGGGCTTCTTGCGGAAAAGCATGTATTTATCGATGACAAATCAAGACCAACGATTGCCCAGGTATGCCGCCAAGCCCGTAAGTGGAAACTAAAACACGGAATTAAAATTCTCTACGTTGATTACATTCAGCGCCTACAAGCAACAGATACTCGGTTACCAAAACATCAACAGGTTGAAGAAATCGTTGTAGGTCTAAAGACCCTCGCTAAAGAGCTTGATATTCCAATAGTGGCATTGGCTCAAGTTAACCGAGAAGTTGAAAAGCGAACAGACCGCCGTCCTGGTATGGGTGATCTAAAAGACTCAGGAGCAATTGAGCAGGAAGCCGACGAAATAATCATGCTGTACCGGGATGAGGTTTATAACCCTGACACTGAATTCAAAGGCATTGCTGAATTAAATATTGAGAAGAACAGGCACGGCCCTATTGGGTGCGTCAAGGCTGCATGGATAGGGCAGTACATGCGCTTCGAAGATTTAAAACCTGACGAATATTGGAGAGAGCGGCAATGAGCATAAAACCTAATTCTAAATTGATTGCAGAAAGTCGAGAAAGATTGCTCCGCAACAAACCAGAGCTTTCCAATATGCAATCAGGGGAAGGGCCAAAGCAAGTGAAGTTCTGCTTGGTTAGCTGTTTAGATCACATTGAAGGTATGGCGGCATTACACGAAGAAAGGGCGGCGAGATGAACAAAAGCGACGGGGCAAGGGGATTTAATAAAAACATGAATACACCAATAGATCAGAAGCACTTATTGAATATAAGTCTGGCGACTCGCAAAGAATCTACAGAGAAATGCTTAAAGGTTTCCAGGGGTGAGATTGAAAAGCATATTGCTAGGTTTGGAACGGTTGATTTTAGTGATGTGAAAAAAAGGGCTAAGGGTTGGCCTGTGACTTCTGAGCGTAAGCATTACAAAAACTGGCACAAGGAGCTTATTGAATACCGAAAACTAAAGGTTCAGTTAGACGGGATCAATGCAGAACTTGAGAAAAAGACGGGTGAAAGCTATCACACGATGTTTGTGCTGGTAGCCAAGACCGAGTTACCAAAAGAAGATTTTCATCGCGTGCACTATCGAGCAACAGCCAGCTTAAACGCATTACATGCAACCGTAGAGTAAACAGGGGTAGGGGATATGAGAAGGGGTGCAGAGCTGGCGCTTGCGGCAATGAAAAAAGAACATACCAGGCTTTCAAAAGTTGCGGATAAGGCAAAGGCTGACGCGGACGAGGTGATAGGGGTAGGTTCGGAATTTATAGCCATTCATAACGAGTTTGCTGCAATTGTAGAATCGAAAGAAATGAGTAAGTCCGTTGATAAAAAATTGGATGCGCTGAAAGTGAGGTCTGACCGAGCAACCAAGATCCAAAAAAAGAACCTCGCTAATTTATTCGACAAAGAGCATGCAACAAGATTTGACTGTGAAGATTTGGGCCATGAGATTTCAAGATTCGAATATCAGCAAGGTATACGCTAAACAATCGTAACTAAGGGGTAGGGGCGAAAATGAATATACAACCAGCGTTAGAATTAAATGGGGCTCCTGTACCGGGGCATGTAATAACGGGTGAGATAGATGCGGGAAGCGAAAAGGAGAAACGCAAGATTATTTTAACTGCTTTGGTGGCAGAGCTTCCGGGCTTGACCAGTGCGCAATATGCCAAGCGACCAGAGTGCAAAGGTTTTGGTGTTAGCTATCACGAACGAAGAACAGAGGTTGCACGACGATTACCGGATCTAGTTAAGGAGCTTAGGGCTCGTCAGGGTAGAAAAAAGAAATGCCCGGTAACGAAAACCCCGTGTTTTGTTTGGTGGCCTCTTGGCTCTGTTAAATCACTTGTTGGGGGTGCGTCAGCGTGAAGGTATTGGATTTGTTTTCTGGCATTGGTGGTTTTTCGTTAGGGCTTGAGAGAGCTGGAATGGAAACAATAGCGTTCTGTGAATTTGATGCTCATGCTCGAGCAGTGTTAAAAAAACATTGGCCTGACGTGAAAATCCATGAAGATGTGAGGTTGTTAGATGCGACAGAGTACAGAGGAACAGTTGACGTTGTGTGTGGGGGGTTTCCCTGCCAAGACCTTAGTATCAGTGGAAAGCAAGACGGATTTGATGGCGATCGATCAAGCCTATACAAACAAATGCTGCGAATTATTAGCGAGTGTTTGCCACGATATGCAATTTTTGAAAATGTCTCAGGGCTCATTACTGGAGATAATGGGCGATGGTTTGCCAAGTTTCTCTATGACTTGGCCGAGATCGGGCTCGATGCTGAATGGCACTGTATATCGGCTGCGTACGTTGGCGCAATCCACCATAGGGACAGAGTTTGGATTATTGCCTACCCCGCGAACAGGGATGACGGGACACATAACCCCCTCAAGGCTAGGGGACAAGAACAGGAATCTGGAAAAAGCATTAGCGGAGTTGAAATACCTGCCCACCCCGAGAGTAAGCACAGCAAACGGTGCGGCAAAGTCGCGCACCTACTTAAACAACAAACGGAATTTAGAAGAGGTTCTGAGAATTTCAGAGACGGATTCGACCTTACCGAACCCGCGCTTCGTGGAGCAGATGATGGGGTTTCCCGTCGGATGGACAGACTTAGATTAGCAAGGCTAGGTAACGCGGTAGTTCCTCAAATTCCTGAAATGATAGGCAGGGCGATTATGGGGGCGGCAGCATGACTGAATTAGCATTAACAGCCAAAACAATTGGTCACAAGCATCTACCTAATGGAATGACTCGCATATGGATAGACGTAGTGACGGCCGAATACCCTAAAACGCTTGAGTTAGTCATTTTAGAAGGTCAGCCCTTGGGGGTGGTTCCATTGCAGTACCAGCCAGCTTCCTATGGCATGCAAGCTATTGCCTTACAGGAAAGCCAATTTTTTGAGACGAGAGAATTGTATGAATTTATTGGTTCCGATGCCGAATACCAAAAGTGGTGTAAAGGCCCAAACAAGTGCGCCTCATCTGGCAGAGAGGGCTATGACGGTGACCGCATAGAATACGCACACTATCGGGGGATTGCTAACGGTAGCGGAACTGGAATAAAGCCTAAGTTTAGCGGGATACCTTTGTTGCGTTCCTTGCATGCGTTGCAGCATTCCCAAGGTTACATTGCCGTAGGCGGGAAAGACTGGTTCGAGCAGCAGGCGGTGGATTATGTCAAGGAGTGGGCCGGGGAAAAGCTCAAGAAGAAATTTGGTTATGACAGTTGGAATCAAGTTCCACCAAGAGTGTTATTTGATTGGGCTGATGATATGGGGGTGGCGGGATACCTGCCTGAGCAATACAAATTTAAAAAGGAAACTGAAAATGTGGTTTAAAAATATTCGTCTGTACAGATTCACCAAAGAATTCGCATTAACGCCTGAGCAGCTAGAAGAAAAATTGCAGGAGCATTTGTTTCACCCGTGTGGCAAAGCAGACCAATCACAATACGGATGGGTTCCACCATTAGGCAAGCATGGGGAGATGCTAACCCATACCATAGGCGACTACACAATGATCTGTGCCAAGAAGGAGGAAAAGATATTGCCTGCCTCAGTGATCAATGAAGCCGTACAGGAGAAAATTGACGAACTTGAAGAAAAGCAGGGGAGCAAGGTGTTCAGAAAAGAGCGATTGCAGCTAAAAGACGAGGTGACGCTATCGCTACTGCCTAAAGCCTTCTGTCGGTCGTCAACGCTATTCGCCTATATATCACCAACAGAAAATCTATTAGTGGTGAATTGCTCCAGTGCAAACAAGGCAGAGGAGTTATTAGGGTTCCTGCGCAACAGCATTGAATCGCTACCAGTCATCCTACCTAACACTGTAAACATCCCTAGTGAGGTGATGACCAATTGGCTCCAGCACCAAAAGGCAGCAGATGATTTCGAAATCGATCAAGAGTGTGAGCTGTATAACCCAGCAGAGGACGACAATGTAATCCGGTGTAAAGGACAGGACCTATATTCTAATGAGTTGGCAGCAAATTTAGCCGCGGGAAAGCAAGTGCAGAAGCTGGGTGTATTTTGGAAAGATGCCCTGACTTGCATCATTGAGAATGACCTAACCCTAAAGCGAATCAAGTTCACCGATATGGTTATGGAAAAGGCGGGTGAATCTGATGCAGAGAGCTACGCCGATCAGTTTGATAGTGACTTTGCGGTGATGACACTGGAATTCTCCAATTTCTTTAAATCCTTGTTCAGTGCCTTTGGTGGCATTCAACGCAAAATATAGCTGGGGGTGGGCGACCAAGAAGAGCTGAAGCGCTGGCATCAATCGTGGAAGCTCATAACATCAAACACTAGGCCACAAATTGAAATCTGGTTAAAGGCTCAGGATACAGAGTTAGAAACCGATATGCGGCGACGATTGAACATAACAGCCAAGAACAGGAATAAGGCGAGAAAATGCAAAACAAAATAATATCAGTTTTAGACAGTGAAGACCTTGGGGCAGTATGTCCAGAACCAGAACAGAACTCAGTCAAAGCGGAGTTAGAAATATTAAAAGACTTTCACCATTCAGTATGTGGAAGCGTATCAATGGACGACGTTAACGATGCATTAGCGGAATGTCAGAATGCTAGGGATGGTGTGGCGTGACCGTTATTCCTTATTGGCTTGTTTGCCTTGGTTTCGCTGCAATCTGTTATGTGGCCACTCAGTTCGTGATCTGGCTATACCGCGAGGCCACAGGAGAAAAGCGCACAACAGTGGAGATAGTCATCAAAGGCAATGCTGGAGGCTATCAACCAAAAGGCTCAATGAGCAACGCAGAACCACCAGGGGCGGACTAATGGGTAGAGAGATAAAATTTAGGGTTTGGGATAAGACCTACGGGCTAATGCTTAATGCTAAAAGCTTCCGCGAAGATGGGCATACCATTGATTTGGATGGGTCCATATTGTTCGCTGGCTGCACTGTCATGACCCATCACTTTGAATTGATGCAGTACACCGGGCTAAAGGATAAGTGGGGCACGGAAATTTTTGAGGGAGACGTGTTATCAATCGAAGATCACACCAGGAAGTTAAAAGTTAAATGGAGTGATTCGTCTGCTTGCTTTTGTGTCTATGACGGAATAGCGCTGTACGGCGGTAATGGGTGTCAGGTGCTTGGTAATATCTGCGAACACCCGGAGTTATTAGCGGCATGAAACAGTACCTAATAACACCAGTACCTAAGCCAAGGGGCTAAGAATGCAAACAAGATTGCAAAGTGCCATAGAGGCGGTAATGAATATCATTATTGGTTTCACCATAAACATGATGGCTAATTTCCTGATATTCCCTTTGTTTGGCTGGGAAATATCACTAAGTCAAAATTTAACGTTGGGGGTGATCTATACGCTTATATCGTTTGGTCGCAGCTATACCTTGAGACGGTTTTACAATTGGAGGCATGCAGCCAATGGGTAAGAAAAGCGTATTAGAAGAAACCTTTGCACTTCACATAAGGGCTGAGAAATTACCAGAGCCGGTAAGGGAGCATAAGTTTCACCCTGTAAGAAAATGGCGGTTTGATTTTGCATGGCCTGAATTGAAAATAGCGGTAGAGGTTGAGGGCATAACCAGCTACGGCAAAAACAAGAATGGCTCTATGAGATTAGGTAGGCATCAAACGTCTAAGGGGATCGAAGAGGACTGCATTAAATATGGTGAAGCTCAAAAACTAGGCTGGACTGTATATCGTTGCACTGGGGCAATAGTTAAGTCAGGAGCGGCAATTGAAACCCTCAAGGTGATAATGAAACTCAAGGCCGTTAATACCGTAGAGGCTAAAACAGAACAAGCAGTAGCAATTGTAAATAGCATGTATGGGGGTGGAAAGGAAAAACAGCAACAGTAAAAAAAGAAAAAGCCCCAAGATGCGCTAACACCTTGAGGCTTTATGTCCCTACTAAGTAAGAACGGTATTACAGCTCCTCAGCCGAAATACAAGTGTAGCAATTATCTAAAGTAAGGGGTAGGTAACAATGCAAGACATTAAGGGCGAATGGATACTTAGATATTTATCTCATAAGGGTATTAATTATGGTGGTGTTGGGGGTGGGGTGCCAACAATGTCACTGGGTGGGGCGTTAAGAGCTTTTAGTGCTAATGAGTGTAAGGGGTTTGAGTTTGATTATGTTGATGCGTATTACAATAATTGGTCAGACGAAAGAATAGCGAAGATGAGTGCGATGGCTTATGAGTGGGCTTCTGGATTCGCTGCTAAAGAGAGCTGGCGGTTAATCAAAGGTAAGGAAACGATCCGTTTTTGTGTAATGAGCGCGATTAAGGATAATTTACAGTTAAAGCGAGTGTGGTGCAAAGAATGTCGCGCTACCGGGATTAATGGTCGCGGTGGTGCTTGTAAACATTGCGCTGATGTTAGAATTAATGAGAGTGGAAGCGAGATAGGTAATGGGCTACGAAAGCAAAAGGCGAAATTCTATTATGAGGAGTTAGAAATAAGTAAAACCCAATGGAACGACAGGTGGAAGGATTACCATAAAACCCTAAAGCAGGAATTAAATAATATATTTATTTCTTCTGTCCGTGAAGCTGGGCAAGCGGTTGATATTACAAGGGAATATGAATTGCTGGATGCTGTATAAATACCCATGCCTATAATTAATTACAGTTCGTCGTTTACAACCCGGTCAAAACGGCCTATTCTCGCTCCAACGATGAGAAATAACGCCTACACACAACACAAGAGCAAAAGCGCAATGTAAATCATTAAACAGTTTCTCTAAAAAATAGAAAAAAGTCGGTTGGAAACTTCCGGCTTTTTTTGTGCCTTTCGACCCGGTTTGCCTACCCAAGTAAACCAAACCCCTGGAAAGCCCCGGCCTAATACGCTGGGGTTTTTTTCGTTATGGCTAAATTCGGAAACCAATCAATTCAACACTTGCTTACTTGTCATGCTGATTTAAAGCTGATCCTCACAGAATCGATTTCTATTTATGATTTTTCAGTATTGTGCGGCTATCGTCCAAAGGTGGAGCAAGAGCGTTTATTTCAGGAATGTAAAACACAAGTACGCTACCCAGATTCTAAACACAATAGAACTCCATCGCATGCTGTAGACGTTGCGCCTTATCCAATCAACTGGAAAGACAAAGGCCGATTTATGTTTTTGGCTGGTGTTATCAATACCGTTGCTTATCGATTGCTTGAAGAGGGTTTAATCACTCATAAGATACGCTGGGGTGGTGATTGGAATTGTAATGGAAATTTTAAAGATCAAACGTTTTTCGACTTACCGCATTTTGAATTAATTAAGGCTTGATTATGAACCCATTAATAATCCCACTTATTGGCCCAATTATAAACGGCCTTGTTTCGCTGTTTGCTAAACCTAAAGAATTCGCAAAAGAATCAGTGACGACTAAAACGACAAAGGCAGGCGCAGCTATTGCCATCGGTACGCTGGGCGCTGTAGGAGCTGTTCAAACAGAAGAGCAGGCTATAACGGCTTTTGTGGGAGGTGTTCTTTCTATTGCTCTCATGCTCTATAAAAAACACAAAGCTGAAAAATGAAGGCGCTCGAAGCTGCTAAAACTGCGGTTATTGTTGTCTTGTTTTTATCGGCTTTATGTTTCGCGGTTCCTTTGGCGGTTAACGTTTATCTGATGTGCAAGCTAAGAAAATTAAATGCAGGGGATTAGGTTAAATGGATCAGGAAAAGCTAGAAGAGTTAGCGACTGTAATAGCTAGAAAAATAATCCTTGACCAGAAAGACCATGCCAATCATCACGATTTTATTAAAGCAATGATGCTTCGAGAAGAAACTCGGCAGGCTCGCTGGGAAAAAATGCAAATAAGTTTAATCGGTTCAGTTGTGTTAGCCGTATTGGGCGGCATTGGTAAAGTGTTTCTGATGGTAATTGATTCCTGGGTAGTGTCTAAATAATGTCATTAAATGTAGATTCAACAAAAAAAGTTATCTTCACCAAAAAATACGGGGCCGTTTACAACTCGAAAGTGCGTAACGGCTCTACTGATGTTTATGCTTTGCCTCTTGCGGCGGCATTCAGTAGCGGGCCTATCAAGAACAACCCTGTAGTAACAGCATATTTCACAGATAGATTTGTTGGCGGCTTCAAGATGAATAATAGCCTGGGGGGTACGTACAGATCCACTAACGCAAGGCTGGCTTATAATCCAGCTGGCAATTCAATTTTTACAACAGATACTATCGCCGCCATTGCAGAGATTCAGATGCCTGCAATAGAGGCGTTAACAAAAGATAATTCAACATTCCCATTGGCAATGGTAAAGCTACAGGATTGGACTAGCTTCATAGCAGACGATTCAAAGATACCAAACAGAATATATGACTACAATGAAATGGGAGGAATGGCTCTCGATAAGGTGAATGGTGGTTTGTATGTGCAATCCTACATTTGGTATAGCGGCGGCTCTACTTCATCATCGTTTTTTAAAATAGAAGATCATACAAACTTGGCAGCGTCCACTGTACTGGGCGCGTGGGAAACAACATCGCCGAAAGATTACGACACAACATGGATGCAAGAGTTACCTGCGGCATGGAAAGAAGAATTTAACGCCTCGCACGTGTTCGGCAATGGTGCGGGAATGAGTAACAAAGAAAGAGCCTCAAGTGGCCCTTCGGCATACATGGCAGATTTAGCGTCTTTCGATACCAGCGATGCCAATGCCGTCTTATCAACTCAAGAAGTTGTAGTTTATGAGAAAGACGGCACTTTCTCTTTAGGTACAGGCGCGTCACTTTATGTAGGTAATGCTCCAGGTTCAGACAGGGCCAATGATCCTGCTATAGCGAATAAACACGTCCATAGAAACTACGATCAATATAACAACTTCAACGATTGGGACGCTAACGAAGGCGTGCCAAAGTGGGATATTAATAATAATGATGTAGGGCTAGGTGTTGGTAAGCCATACAATGCCGCACTCGTTGTTAAGGGTAATAACGACATCTGGACAGAGTTATCCAGTGCGGCAGGTACATTCATAATTAGTGGAACAAAGACGCTTTGTGCTATTGGGGAAATGGGTGGTGGTGAATCAGGCGCAGGCTATAAGCTTGGTGTTTATGATGACCAAGGTAACTACGTAGGATCTGGCGGTGGTGGTAGTACAGTAGATCCTAGTGATAGGGTGGCGTATTACTGGCTTTATGATATGGAGGAGTTGATGGCTGCTACAGATATTGGTTCTGTACCTCCCTACGCTTACGGCACATTACCTTTATTCGATGACGTACCCGGCACTCCTCGAAGCGCAACATATGACCCTGAAGATGGCGTTTTATTAATATCTGTATCAGGTGGTGTTTTTTCTACGGAAGACAGCGCAGACACTTCTGTACTCAGGTTCCAATTACCAGCTGATGCATAAAAAATCCCTCATCTCTGTTTTCGATTTTAGCTAAGGAATTATAATGGGTCAGTTACATACGATAGTAAAAGATGGCGACTATTACGGCACGCAAGGTGCTGGAGGTCGTCCTGTAGATGATGGGGCGGCGTACACTCCGCCAGCTAATTCCTTAATGATTCTCACCGTAGGATTTTACGGTGCTGGCTCTGCGATGACTGGGGCAGCGGAGACTACTTTAACGAATGACGGTTGGACGCCGCTAGCTGGTTACGTCCCGCTACAAAACTCGAACATCCCTTCTAATGTTTATTGGAAGCTTGTCGGGGGAAGCCCAACAGCAATAACCGGTACGCTAAACAACGGCGAGGAGGCTACTGGTTTAGCTTGGAATATTTCTCTATTCACTGGTGATGTTTCTGGGGTTGAGCTAAGGGCTCATCAAAATAGCGGTAATCCTGGCGCTTATGATGTGTTCACTGTAAATACTTCAGCTTATCAGAACGCCTTAAACTCGACTTACGGTATCGTAATTGGGGATGGGTCTGGTAAAGACGCAGGGTTCCCAGGATTAACGTACGTGCCTCACGTATATAATCCCTCTTCCGGTAGTTCAAATCAGCATTTTTTTGCTGCCGATACTGCAATAGTTGATCCTATTTATACTGAAGATGTGGCTGCGATAAATCCGACAGTTACGCTAATCGAAATTTTAGGCAACACACCCCCTATAGTTTTACCCATCTTGTCTGCCTCGGGAAGTGCGGGTGTATCGATTGCTGGTGCAACTATTACTGCAAGTTCAGATACTTTCACGGGTACAGTGTATGTAGTCGTTGGAGCCGCTACGGACATTGATGCGATCACTGAAGATCAACTTGTTTTGGGTCAAAATGATCAGGATTTGGCAGCACTTATGGCGGGGAGCCAAGTCATGAGTGATGGGGATATTTCCATCGCTATGCTTGCAACCTTAGAGGCTGCAACCATATATTCCTACGCAATGTTTCAACGTGACGGTTCAGATGACTCGGTAATCTTAAAAGGTACATTTGCAACAGTAGGCGTACTGAATCATGGATTCTCTTTAGTGTTATCCGTATCGCCGGGCGTTCCTTCTGGTGATGAAACGGGATTAACAGCTAAGCTTTTTTCTGATCGAGGGCATACTACCCAAATAGGTATCGCCGTCACAACCGCCGCAATCGTTAGCGGAAAATGTGACATGGCGAATAGTGCATTTGGTATTACTCCTGCGTTAGGTTCTACGTCATTCATAAGGTTGTATCGTCCGACTCCTGCAACAAAAGCAGATAACGTAGATCATAATTTTGAGGTTATTTGTATTGACTTGGATACGGCTGATAACTCGTATGATGGCGTTAGCTAATGGCTGAAACGTATGATTTCGGGCCTAACAATTTAGTTGGCACAGGGCATCTATGGAAGCCTAATATAAATGCAGGTAACCCACTGCCTACCATTTCTAGCGTCGCCGTAGCTGGCGGCGTTATTACCATACAAGGAACAAATTTTGGCGCAAATCAATTAAGCGGCTTTGTTAATTTTGTACAAGATGAGGCCGTACTTAGCGCGGCGGTGTTAACGTGGGCTAACTTAGAAATAACGGTAACAGAGCCGATTATTGAAAGCTCTATTCTGCGATATGGTTCGCCGAATGCTGTAGTAACAAATGGTTTTGGTGATAGCGCTAGCGAAGCAACTGCATTTAATCCAGTAGCGCCCCGCGAAGCGATTGATATTATCAATCCTATTGTGTTTGATGCTGGCAACCCCACATCAATTGCCTTTTTGGTTAGTGGATCGGATAGGCTCCCGGCTGATAATGATCAAGCTGCGTATGACCCGCAAGTTTTTATCGTTGGTGGCGCGGCTGCTGTTGGCTTTACTATTTCAGTTAATGCTGATTTATCGTATTCAATTATTGGTGATGGTGATTTACCAATAGGCGAGTATGAATTTAGAAATGTCAGGGCGTTTGATAATGTATTAAATGTCTGGGGCTCTCTTGGAAGCATTCCTCTGGCTTCGGCAGTACCAAGCGCTAATACCGCCCCCGTTGTAACTGCCCCAATTGATACACCAATATCATTTTTAAATGGCGCTGGTGGCCTTGCATTAGATGACGCTCAATTGGTCGCGCTATTTGCTACAGCTACAGTAGTAGACGATAGCGACACGCTGACAGTATCACCTGATTTAACCGCGTTCACAGGATCAATACCCGCTGGGCCGCATACAATACAATTTAATTCTACCGCTGATTCAGAAGGGTTGACTGGTAGCGATACAATGCTACTAACGATCACCGAAGCGTCAGCGGGAAATAATGCTCCATCGATTACAAGTGCAAGTACTGTTGCGGTCACTGTTGACGTCAGCGCTAACCATATGGTTACCACTAATGATATTGATGGCGATGCTCTAACAATTGTTACTGTTGGTTCATTGCCTGCTGGTTATGCGTTAGTTGATAACGGCAATGGCACAGCAACGGTTACAATCGTAGCTCCAAGCGAAGGCGCTCAAAATATCACGGTGCGGGTTAGTGATGGATCGCTGAGTGCTGATCAAGTAATCACAGTTAATGCGACGGTTGCTGGAAATAACCCACCAACATTTACAAATAACCCGCCCACTGTAGCGACTGTTGGTAGTTTGTATTCATTTACTCCAGCTACAAATGATATTGACGGCGACGCAGTGGTGCTCACGTCAACCACTCTGCCATCTTGGTTGACGCTGGTAGGTGGTGTCCTGTCTGGAACGCCAGCGGATGGCGATATAGGAGCTAATCCTGTTGTTCTTTCCGGGAGTGATGGGGTTGATTCTACGCCGTTAAGTTTTAGTGTTTTGGTTGGTAATGTCTTACCTTTTGTTTTTGCTCCTCTTGGTAGGGTTATCGTGTTTGATGATTCACAAAGAGAAAAACACCAAGACCCGGATGCCTTTCTTGATTACTGGTGTTGCTTTTCCAATTTGATTGGCGGGGATTTAATTGTTTCTCACCAAGTGATCGTACCTGAAGGAATATTGGTTGATATCCATAGCATAAACACTATCCCTCTAACTGATTCAGATGGAGTTGTTCATGCAGTAGGGACGGTTATTGTTCTGTGGGTTTCGGGTGGTAGCGCTGGAACTCCTTATAAAATTACAGTGCGTTTTACCACGGCTAGTGGCCGCATTGATGATCGGAGTATCGTTATACATTCGGTTGATAAGTGATGCCTCGATCTTCTCAGAAGCTATGTGCATATCCAGCGTGCGGCGCACTTACTCGGTCTAGGTTTTGCAGCAAGCATATCAAGGTAGAGGTCAAGCGAAAGGCGGCGGGCGACAGGTTGAGGCCGAACTCATACCAGCGTGGATATGATCGGCAGTGGCGTAACGCGAGTAAGTTCTTTTTGATTGGTTATCCGGTATGTGTTCATTGTTTAGCGAAAGGCATAGACAGGTTAGCTCAGGTGGTTGATCACATCGTGCCGCACAAAGGGTGCAAGGTTTTGTTTTGGAATAGAAAGAACTGGCAATCATTGTGCAAGCAGTGTCACGACAGAAAGACAGCCACTGAAGATGGCGGCTTTGCAATGCGAAAGAGTGATCATTAGAGGCTCTAGATCGCCTTGTGAGGGTTAGTATTTGATGCTGTACCAAGGGTTGTGGCGCGATAGCGGAGCAGGTCGGCGCTCAGCGAGAGGGGGGGGGCGGGTCGATTATTTATAGGCAGCATTAATGAAGACCGTCGCCCTAGTCAGATTTTTACACTGTCAAAATTTCAACTTTTTTTGGGGCGCGAGAATGGGGCGTAAAAAAAAGCCTACTTCACTTAAGTTAATAGAAGGAACATACCGCAAAGATCGAGAGGTTGAGCAAGAGCCAGAGCTTGAAGTAATCGAGTCTATTGATCTTGGTGTGCCTTCTCAATTAGTCAGAAAAGCAATTGAAGCTTGGCAGTATTACGCGCCAATACTGATTGCAAGTAAAATACTGACCCAGGGCGATTTACATAATCTGGTTATTTTCTGTGAGAATTATCGGTTATGGGAGGATGCGGTTGAAATGTATCAAGCTGAAGGTATTTCTGTTGATACTCCTGGTGGCGGAAAAAAACCACACCCCGCAGTAAGAATTGCTAAAGACGCGGCCTCTGCTGTCGCATCGTTCGGGGCTTCGCTGGGTCTTGATCCTTCTAGCCGAACGAAAATAAATGTTGGTAAAGGCGACGTTAAAAAAGGAAATCCTTTTGGAGCAATATGAGTCAATGGCCCCATGTAGAGGCGGCTTTGCTTTACGCGGAGGAGGTTGTAGACGGTACAATCCCAGCCTGTAAATGGGTAAAGCTTGCGTGTAAACGACAGCTTAAAGATTTAACTAAGAAGCGTTGGCCTTATCGGTTTGACCCTGATAAAGCCGAAAAGATCTGTAATTATATCGAATTGATGCCCCACACCAAAGGGCGGTGGGCTGGTAAGAAAGAGCTTATAAAATTGGAGCCATGGCAGTGTTTTATTTTTACTACTGGTTTTGGTTGGGTTAATAAGAAAACAGGGTTTAGGCGCTTTCGAGAAATCTATACCGAATTGCCAAGGAAAAGCGGGAAGTCGCTGATTGCTGCGGGCATTGGTAATTTTTGTTTTACGGCTGATGACGAGTACTCTCCTGAAGTATTTTGTGGGGCTACTACTGAAAAGCAAGCCTGGGAAGTATTCAAGCCTGCTAAAATAATGGCAGAGAAAACGCCGGAAATGTGCGAGTTCTACGGTGTTGAAATTCACGCCAAAAACATGAGCATACCAGAATCCGGTGGAAAATTTGAACCAGTCATAGGCAATCCTGGTGATGGGGCCAGCCCCTCTTGTTATATCTGCGACGAGTACCACGAGCATTCCGATAGCGTCCAATATGACACAATGATTACAGGTATGGGTGCGCGTGACCAGGCTTTGGCGTTAACGATTACCACGGCAGGCCACAACATTGCCGGCCCATGCTACGAGAAACACCAAGAAGTTAAAAAAATGTTGGATGGCTCTTTGCCCAACGAAGAGTTGTTTGGGATTATTTACACGATTGATGACGAGGACTCGTGGGATTCTGTAGATGCGCTGATCATGGCCAATCCCAATATGGGAATAAGCGTTAATCGTGAATGGTTAGTATCTCAGCAAAGGCAAGCTGCGCAAAGTAGTTCAAAACAAAATCGTTTTAAAACTAAACACCTTAATATCTGGGTAAGCGCTTCGTCTGCGTGGATGAATATGTTGAAGTGGCGACGGTGCCAGAATTCTCGTTTAAAAATAGAAGATTTTAAAAACAAAGATTGCATTTTGGCGTTAGATTTAGCGTCGAAATGCGATATAGCCGCTTTGGTTTTTTTATTTCCTGAAGTCCGAAATGGAAAAAAACACTACACAATATTTGGCAAGTTCTTTTTGCCTGAAGCTGCGGTACAAGAGACAACAACTTTTGCCTACGAAAGCTGGGCGATTGACGGGTATTTGCAAACTACGGAAGGTGACGAATTAGATTTTGGTGTTATCAGAGAAGAGGTTAAAAAAGCCTTAGTTGATTTCAATGTATTGGAAATTGCTTACGACCCTTGGAGAGCAACCCAGCTAATGCAGGAAATCAAGGAGGATGCCAATAACGATGATATTGCTATCGAGTATAGGAATACCGTGCAAAACATGTCACAGCCAATGTATGAGGTTGAAGCGGCGGTTAGGTCGAAGCGATTACATCATGACGGTAACCCGGTTATGAATTGGATGATGTCCAACGTGGTCGCCAAGATTGATGCCAAAGACAATATTTATCCACGAAAAGAAAAAGTAGAAAATAAAATTGATGGCGTTATATCGCTCATCATGGCTATTGGTCGCGCACTCTTTAGAGAGGAGGAAGGCGAGTCAATATATAACGAAACTGACTTAACGGATGGCGATGGTGAAGAAGATAGCGAAGATTATGATTAATGTATTTGGTTTTTCAGGGCTTTCATTATTTAGTGCAGGGGTGTTCTTGCAATTCGGTTTGTCGTGGACTGCTATGTTTTTGGGTGGTGCTTTTCTAACGATTTCATTTCTATTAGCGAGAGCCAATTAATGTTTGATAAAATATTTTCATCAAGAAGTACGCCCCACGAAGCACCGAGAGCAGGGGGAAGTTCGTTTTCTTTTGGGTTGCCGATTGCGGGAACGCAAGTAGATGAAGATAGCGCAATGATGTACTCCGCTTTCTGGGCGTGCGTCAAAATAATTTCTGAAACTATAGCGTTGTTATCTTGGCGGGTTTATGAAGAGCAAGGCCGTCAACGGGTGATTGCAAATGATCACGGGCTGGATCGTGTACTAAGAAGAAGGCCCAATGAAGAGATGACACCCTTTATTTTTAAGGAGGTTTTGACGTCACACTGTTTATCGTGGGGTAACGGTTATGCAGAGATTGAGCGGTATAAATTCAAGCCTGGAAATGATGTGGCGGCGTTATGGCCTATATATCCAGACTCAGTAAATATTGATCGTGATTCAAGGGGGCGTTTGTATTATGAGGTTTCCATTGCGGGGCAGTCTAAAACACTGAGACCAGATCAAATGTTTCATATTCGCGGCCCTTCCCCTGATGGTATTGAAGGCTGGTCTGTGGTTCGCATGGCAAAAGAATCTATCGCCCTTGGGTTGGCGGCCGAAGAGTTCGGGTCAGCGTTTTTTGGTAATGGAGCGCAACTTGGCGGGATAATTTATGACAAAGATGGAACTTCAAACTTAGATGCCGCAGGAAAGAAAAACCTTTTAAAGAAATTTAATACAAAACACCGGGGGGCGAGGAAATCCAACAAGGTAGAGTACTTGGACAAAGGGCTTACTTATGAGTCTCTTGGTATACCTCCTGATCAAGCCCAGTTCTTGGAGACTCGAAAGTTTCAGCTTAAAGAAATGTGCCGTTGGTTTCGCGTCCCCCCACATAAGCTTGCAGATTTAGAAAGATCTACCCATAGCAACATCGAGTCAGAAAATATTTCATTTGTTACTGATGCAATATTGCCCTGGGTGTCTCGCTGGGAGAATGAAGCAAATTTCAAATTGATGTCGGTGGAAGAACATAATTTCTATACAAAGATGAATATTAATTCATTACTTCGAGGTGATTCGCAATCGAGAGCGAAGTATTACAAAACAATGTCTGGTTTGGGTGCTTTCTCCATTGATGACATTTTGGAACTAGAAGACAGAAACCCTCTCCCGAGTGGTGCTGGTGATCTGCGAATGGTGCCGCTTAACATGGTTAGTGTTGAAAAGGCTCACAAAGAAGGGACGACTTCAAAACAAAGAAACGCTACGGCTGCGCAAAAAGGTGTGTTCTTAGATGTAGCCACGCGACTTTCTAGAATCGAAGTGAAGCGATTGGAACAGATTAAAGCTAAGTCTGGTGATGCTGGTGTAAATGCCATTAACCAATTTTATTCCGAGCATGCGGGAAAAGTCAGAGATTCCTTTGTTAACCCAGTAAAGCTTTTATCTGAAAGCATGGGTGTTTCGGTTAATGCAGATTCTTTTGTTGACAACTGGATAGCGGAAAGCAGGGAAAAAGCAATTCACGCGTACCACGCAGACCGAATACCTTCGCTAGTTCAGAGTTGGGAAGTAAGCCGACCAATAGGTATGACTGAAAATTTAATCACTCACATATTTAAAGAAGGAAAGTCCAATGCTGCATAATTTATTTAGTCTTTTTTGGGCAATGGAGCCTAATCATTTTGCACAATGGAAAGAATTACTAACGTCTTCTGTTTTACCAAAAATAGCCCAAGGCCCGGTTGATGATGCGGAACGCGTTGGTTTGCCTGTCCAAAAGGTCGGCAATGTATCGGTTATTTCGTTGGAAGGGGTGATGGTCAGGAATGCTGGCATGTGGGGACGCTACTTTGGCTTGGCTTCCACAGACCATATACGAATGGCAATGTTAGCCGCGTCAACGGATGACGATATTGAATATATTGTTATGAAAGTGAATTCACCAGGCGGCTCTGTTGATGGTCTTGCAGAGGCGGGCGATGTTATCGCAGAAGTAAACAAGATTAAGCCGGTGATTGTGCAAGTGGAAGGGATGATGTGTAGCGCTGCCGTATACCTCGGTTCTCAAGCGTCAAAAATCTATGCGGGGAGGATGGATATGATTGGTTCAATAGGAACCAAAATGATGCTTTATGACCTCTCGGAAAAGTTCGAGAAGGACGGAATAAAAAGTATCGCCATCGATACAGGAAAACATAAAAGTGCCGGGGCTATGGGTACTAAGGTAACTGATGAACAAATAGCGGAATTCCAGCGAATTGTAGATGTATATTTTGATGACTTCCTATCAATGGTGGTAAAGGGGCGCGGTATAAGTCGTGAGGAGTTAGAAAAATACGCAGATGGCCGGGTTTACTTTGCTGAAGAGGCTGTTTCTATGGGGCTTATTGATGGCATAAGCACTATTGATAAAACGTTATTAGGATTGCGTCCTGCCACATCATCAAAAAAATCAATCGCGAACAATCACAACAAATTAAAACTTTTGAATATCAGTCAGACGAACTGCTAGACGGTAAAGCTGACAGGGCATCGGTTTGCTGGTCGAACGATTCCCGAACATAACCTTAAAAATGAAAAAATATTGGAGATTTTAAATGAACAAGAAATTAAAAGCACGTCTAGCGGCAATTCAACAGGAATGTAAAACATTGGTTTCGGCTGCTGACGAAAGTCATGAAGGTGTCATGCCTGAAGTTGATCAAAAAACATTTGATGGCCTTATGGTTGAAGCGGAAAACATTCAGGGCCAAATTGAGCGCAATCAAAGTATGGCGGATTTGAACCAGTCAATGGATGAAACGGACGGGCGGCAAGTGCCAGCGCAAAGCGGTTCTGCTCCTGCTTATTCTCGCAATAATTCTCAAGATGACGAGAATATGGGTTTTCAGAATATGGGGGAGTTTGCGACGGTTGTTCAACAATCCTGTGATTTTGGGGTGGCTCAAGATTCGCGCTTGAGTGTATTGGGTAGTGCTGCGCCAGGAAGCCCGCACCGTGAAGGCGGCTCTTCTGAGGGTTACCTGGTTCCTCCTGCAATGCGCCGCGAGATATGGCAGCTTGTTTATGGGGATGACGACTCATTGCTTAATGATGTT